AACCACCAGTAGCTTTTGATTGAATCCAGAGATTTCGTCCACTAACTTCAACACTACCAATCATATCAACCCATTTATATTTAGTTGGGTCTGTACTGTCAGCTTGTGTGTAGTCTGTGTACGTACCTAGATAGCGCTTATTGTCAGTATTTGACGTGCTGAAATCTTTCTTACCGTCTGCGCTATTGGCGTATGCAATGTGTAAGTATGGTGTCTTACCGTCAGCTCCAGCTTTACCAGCAATACCTTGCGCACCTTTATCACCTTTATCACCTTTCCACTTGCTCCACTTGTACTTCGTCGGGTCGTTGCTGTCTGTGGCGTTGAAATCTACGTACATACCGATATAAGCTTTGGTTTGGTCGGTCTGGCTAAATCCGCCACCCGTGGCATTGTCAGCGTAAGCAATATGCGTGTACTGCGTTTTACCGTCAGCGCCTTTGACCCCTTGGATTCCTTGGTCTCCTTTAGGACCTTGCAAACCTTGGATACCTTGCGGACCACGTTCGCCCTTGTCTCCCTTATCACCTTTGTCGCCTTTGTCTCCTTTTAAACGGCTCCAAGTGTAAGCAGAGTATGTCGTACTATCAGCAGAATTATAATCAGTTAGTGTTCCGACATAGAGAGCACCAGAGAAATAAGTAGTGCTAAAGTTGGTCTTTCCGTCTGCGCTATTTGCGTATGCAAAATGAATATAACTTGTCTTTCCGTCAGTCCCTTTTGGACCTTGAATACCTTGTGCGCCATCTTCACCTTGCCATTTAGACCATGTATAAGCACTTGCTTTGGTACTGTCAGCAGAATTATAGTCGGTATAGACACCAATGTAAGCATTGGGCGTGTCTGTGATTTGACTATCACTAGGATTTGCGACTGGGGCATATTTTATGTGAATATAGCTGGTCTTTCCATCGTTCCCTTTTGGACCTTGTGCGCCCGTTTCACCAGTAGCACCAGCGATTCCTTGCTCACCTTTTGGTCCTTGTGGTCCCGTGTCACCTTTTTCACCCTTATCGCCTTTAGCACCGTCAGCACCATCGTTGACATTAGTCAGCGTGATTTCAGTCGTCGCAACTTCATTGTTGCCAATGTAAGCCGATACGGTCAAAACAGCTGTATCTTTGATAGTGCTAGCTTTAACAAGGTATTGCATACCTACCGTGACATTACCGTCAAGAGCCCAGCGCCATGTGACGTCAGCATCTAACACTTTATTACATTTCCAGAGAGTAGCCTTGATAAGACTTTCGCCCTCTCCGTTCTTAAAGGTAATACCGTTATCGCTCGAAACACGGATAGTATATGGCTTCGCATCATCCACTAGTTTTTCAAGTTCGGCTTGAATATCACTAGAAAGCATGTTTTGGAGAGCTTTAAAGTTTCCAAGCGTTGTTTTCCAGTTCTTCTCACTAGAGAAACTTAGCTTTTGCTCAAAGATACGTGCTTCAAGCAATAACATGTTAGTAAAACCACTATCTGAAATTTGAACTGTGTCACCAATATCAGCATCAATGTAGCCATCAAATTCATATGTCAGTTCAGGATAAGCTGATGCCTTTAGTTGTTTTAATCCTTCTGTTTCTAGTTGCTTAGCACCCTTAACATCAAACTCCATGTCGTGTTTTATCCATTGGTCGCTTTGCGTTTCAGAGGTAAACGTTGATGGGTAAAGCTGTGCCGAAATAGGAGCGTATAGAGCTGCACCTTTTTTGAAATATTCAACTACTCCAGCATCGTTCTTAATTTCCCAATCTGGTAAATCTTTAATTGTTAGTTTTTGGTCGCTGTTCTCTTCGTTTTGGGAGCTGGGGACAATCATATTGAAAATCCCAGTCTTATCAATTTTTCGTTTGATAGATTTGAGGTTCTTCCCATAGACCAAAGTAATGTCTTTTCTGACACGTCCGACACCATGATAATTACCATCGTTTTCGTGATAAACATTGACAAGAAATGACTTGATAGTGCTGTCTGCGTTCAAGAATGTTTCAAAATCAATTTCCGCATCGAATTTGTTAGCTAATGAAATTAGACGAGCAAGTTTCGTGTCTTGCCCCTCCCATTTCAACGTTCGCTTATAATCAGAGATTTCATTGATACCTAGCGAAAGTTTAGGCATATTAAGCAAGTCCATAGCGTTGCAATACTCAACGAAAGTCATCGCTCTATCAGCTTCATATGCGTTTGAGTATTCGTTGATAAGCTCTAAATTCAAATTCTCACAGTAGCATTTGATTTTCTTTTCATCTTCTTCAACGGTCATTACGTTAAACAAGTATGTTTTACCTTTGTACTCGAACGACACAAAAGAACGTTCGTTCAGATAGTTGTATGTTCGTTCAAGGACTGTATCAGACACTAATTGTTTCTTTGAAATGCTAAATTCATAAATTGACGAACCTGTTTGCAAGTTACGTGTCCAGGTATCATCGTAAAAATTTAGTGTTTTCGGTTTTTTATTATCAATAAACGCAACTTTTTTTAAATGAGCATCATGTATTGTAAGTTGCATCTACAAACTCCTTTCATTTATCTCCACCTTAACTGTAGGCATCTTCTTAATCCACGATGAGAAGAAAAATTCTAGTTCAGACTCTCCAGGTGGAACTGATAGGAAATGATGTGACCCTTGCACGATGTCCTCGTTCTTCATCAAATTATCTTTAGTAACTGTGTCTGTCTCGTTGTTGATTATTACAGTAGAGCCCATAGAATAGCGGTTCGGGATGTCTCGAATAGCCGAAACGTAATCTTTACGATAGACAATGTCATCAAGGTAAATATGAGTTACGCTAGGCTTGTCCCCTACGCTCCCAAATATAACACTAACTTTAAGGGACTTTTTACCCTTTAACTCTGGGATACGATATTGTTTATAAGTTCCAAACCAATAGAACTGTATCCAATCATCCTGTCTGTAAATGTCCGACCATCCCCGTGGTTTGTTAAACGGGTTTTGATGGTCTAAATCTGTACATTGGAATGTGTAGCGGTCTAAGAATTTATAACCACCATTGCCATCAGAAACCATGAAATTGTATTCAGTATCTAAACCATACGAACGTTTAAAGGTTTCGGTTCCATATAAGAATTGACCGTTGACGTCAGAAACCACTACTTTCATAAAGCCGTATTGGGATGGGTGACCTTCCCAAAAAATCTGTCTCCACCAAACGTATTCATTAAGTGCTCCAACCTCGCCAGCACTATCAGCTGGAATATTCCAAGTGACGGAAGCAGACGTACCGCTTTTTAAATGAATATGTGGTCTGCCCCAGCTATTATCTATTTCAAGTTGACCGTCTAAAACTTCTTCAACATTGCTTATTGCTTTGTTGATTGTTGCGTTTTGAAAACCATTCAGAATTAGAGGACTTCCAGTATTCGATGTGTAATCAAATAAAATTTCTGATTTCTTATATTCTTCTGTATCAACCTCTTCTTTGCTACCTAACTCAAAAGCGCCGTTTTGGTTAACTACGCCAATATAACCATTATCTGAATTGTGCTTGATTGTGATAATTGGGTAAGCATCAACATTGCCTTTGTTGTTGATTTTAAAAGTCATCTTGTTTCCGCTAACGGTAGGCTCTTCAAAACGTGCATCATCCACCGAGTGTACTACACCATCAGGAATTAAAATAGTTAATTCTGAACGCTGAAACCAACGAGTGATATTGTCGTGTGAAATATCATCAACAGGTAAACCAAGATAATATTTATCTGGTTCATCGCCATAAGTGATTTTTACAGGCTCTGTTACATTGAAAACACCAGCTAAATCATGCTTTAACTGTTCAAGCTCTGTTTCTGTTTTGGCTTTAATATCAAACTTGATTTTATGTTCTTTCTCTCCGATTTTGACTTCTTGAATATTCACACCCAAAGAGGGGGCTGTGTCGGTTGACACAGTTCTCTTGTTTCCGATTGGGCGTATAATGTCAGTAATTCTAAGGTATTGAGACAAGCCAATACCATTAAATGTCATTACCTCTGTCATGGTCTACCCCACATTCTATTGTTACGTGTAATTTGTATTTGTTGATACTCTTGATATCTATCGCTAGTTCTTGCGATGAGCGTGTCATCGTTCAAACGCATATCAATTGGTCGGTCTGCCAATCTGCCCATCGCATCTATAGCTTTTTCAAACACTTCATTAGATTTCTCTTGTACAATCTCTACTTTCGTTTTGATTGCTTTGTCTAAATCTGATTTGATTTTGATATTGCGTGAGAAGTTAGATGCTCCAACGCCAATAACATCTTCTGCTTTATAGCTAAAAGCCTGTATTTTGTCGTACATACCACCTAAAGCATCATTGACTGTGTAGCTGTCTTTCTCGATACCGACTGCCACACCTTGGGCGATGTAGCGACCGACATTGTCACGGAATAAGCGTGATGGTGAGTGGATTTTGGCTTTAGCTTGCGCTGCTCTTTCAGCTTGAGCGACAAGGGCATTAGCAGCTGCTGTAACAGAACCAAGAGAAGCCATCATACCGCTTGCTAAACCTTGACCGATATAAACACCAATCGAACGCATCGAACCAACACCAGACATCCCAGCAGAGCGTACAGCAGACATAAGCACATTCATTGCGCTTGCTGCTCTCCCTATTCCACTTGAAATACCTTGTGCTAGATTTTGAGAAGTCTGCTGACCGATAACACGTCCTTGTGACTTCATTTGATTACCAATTGAAAGCATAATTGTTAAGATGGCTTGCATTGATGATTGGACTTGCGCACGCATTGAGTTAAACGCTGTAATAACAACTTGTGTAGATGAAACGATTGAACGCATTTGAGATGCTGAACTTGATGCACTAGCACCAACACTAGCAAAACCACTAGAAATCGATGATAGAGCACCGCCTAAAGCGCCCACTCTGCTAGCTAGCACTCCGAACGATGCCCCGGCTGCACTTGTTGCTACACTTATTGATAAGATACGTGTATTAAATGCGCTGATTAAACCACCGATAATTGCAAAGCTCGTCGTAATAACCATTGCTCTAGCACCGAACATTGAAAAGCCTGCTGTAGCTGATATAATCGCTGGTGTTAACGTCATGATTTGCGCTTTGAAAGTTGCAATTGGTGCGTTAACAGCAGATAAACCAGCAACACCAGAAATAGCTTGTATGGTAAATGTTTGGAACCCTACGCCAGCCGTAGTAAGCAAAGCTGGTAGTTGAGTTAAACTTGTTTGCAAAGTGGTTACTGCCGTGCCAAACATAGATAGAGAAGTTAAAGCAAGCGTTGAACTAACAGCAAACAAAGCCATACCTGTACCAACTTGTGTCATTGCTGTTCCAAGTTCACTCATACCACTAGCGTGACTTGCCATGTTTCCAAGACCTGTAGCTACTGCTGCTAAAGTAGCTACTAAATCACCGAGTTTTAAATCAACAAGGATTTTGATACCTTGCGCCATCTGCTTAACACCTTTACCGGCATTGAGAGCAGCATTCCCCATTGAGTCAAAAATACCTGCAACACCATCTAAAACATTGCGAACTGAGTCACCAAAACTTGTAATAACGCCAGATGCGCTGTCAAGAATATTACTGATTTGTTCGCCGAGCGTTTTAAACAAGTTGGCGATTGAGTCAATGATTGGACTGATTTGGCTGATGAGATTGTTAAAAGCTTCGACGATTTGAGATAGCACAGGAGCAACTGCAACCACCATTTCGGTAATCGCTGGAATAAACGGAGCAAGTGCTTGGACAATCTGGACAATCGCATTAGAGACTACTGTCACAATTTGAACGAAAGCACCGCTGATAATTCCAACAATCGGTGTAATAGCAACAGCAATTTGAGAAATAGCTGAGCCAAGCGCTGTAATAATTGGCGGAAGTGTGCCTAAAATTGAGGTGAAAGCATCGCCTAACGCTGTGATAGCTGGCGCTGTTGCACCGATGGCTACACCGACCGCAACCACTAAAGGCGCTAGGTTAGCTAATGCACTTGTGACAATTGGCAATACACCAGAAACTGTTACAATCGCTTGAGCGAAAGCACCAATAATTGCTGTTGCTACTGTTGCAAAAGCTGTACCCAATGCTTGTATAATCACAGACACACCTGCGCTGTGTTCAGCCAATAAAGATAGCGATGCCACGATAATGCCAATCCCTGCGCCAATACCGACCGCTGCAATACCTATCAATGCACCGAACGAAATCAGTGTCATAGGATTTAATCCTTTTAATCCTTGCATCAAGCCTTTTAGCGCTGCACCGACGCCTTTTCCAAAACCTTCAAAAGTCTTACCTAAACCCGTAAGAGTCTTGCCCATACCATCAAAGATGGATTTGAAAGATGTACCTACACCCTTGATGAGGTTTGTTAAACCGCTAAAAAGTTGAGCAATCGTACTTTTAGAGCGACTAACACTGTTTGTCGTTCCGTCCAGACTATCTTCGGCATTCTTTTTAAACAGTTTGAACGGGTTAAACGATTTGATAAAATCCAAACCTTTCATTCCAGTAGAAACTAATTTTGTTCCCGCTGAAAAGGCTAAAAGTCCTGCAATACCACCAACTAAAACATTGGTAAATCCTTGGACAATGCTTGGGTCTAGCCTTGTAATAAAGTCGGCAATAGCTTGTACAACTTGCGCAATGACCTTAGCAACATTCCCAATAACTGTTCCTAATGTCGACCAGATAGATGCATCGCCAACCGCCCAAGTTAATGATATCCACGCCGAGATAACACTATCAATGGCATTCTTGATAGCTTGCATTGCTCCTGTTTGAGAGAAGCTGTCTAAATATTGTTTAACAATCTTAGCTCCGGTTGCAATTGTTTTCATCAGCGCTGAAACAGCATTGCTGATTGTCAACGTCCACGCAAAGCCACCGCTAATAACGTTATTGAACGTCGACCAAATCGACTGCAAGGCTTCTCCTACATTACCTAAAGCCGCTTTAAAGTTAGCGACAAACAAAGGGTTAAAAGCCATTTGAGCGGCTGCTTTGATATTTTTAAACGCCCCTACAATATCAATGTCAAGATTAGGCGCTATCTGTTTCAAACCTTTTTGCAATTCTTCACCCATTGAGTCCATGAGTGTAGAAAATGCTTCAGGGAGTTTAGATAACACCCTTGTAACCATCGGGATAAAGTTTCCAAACAAAAATGTTGATGTCGTTCTTGCCAAACCTTGCAATGACGGCGTAATATCCAATTCACCATCAGCTAAGTTTCCTTTGAAATCAGTCCAAGCCGCTTTCATGGAGCTAAAAGAACCACTCAAAGTTGTTGATGCTTCCATTGCTGTCGTTCCTGTAATTCCAAGGCTTTCTTGTACAGCGTGAATAGCTTTAACCGTATCCGCAAAGTCACCGACTGTGTAGTGTTCACCAGTCAGTTTTTCGGCATCTTTCATCAAGCGTTCCATTTCGGATTTCGTACCACCATACCCAAGCTTGAGGTTATCAAGCATGGCATAGTTACCACGAGCTAAAGATTGATAGGTTTGTGTGATGTATTCCATGTCTGTACCCATTTTATTGGCGTTATCAGACATATCCACCATTGCTGTATTAGCCAATTCAGCAGCTTTTGCTGTATCACCACCAAGCGAACTAATCAAACTAGCAGAGAATGAGGTGACATTTTCCATATAGGTATTTGCGGACACACCAGCTGTTTCAAAGGCTTGTTGAGCATAGTTTTTAACCGTGCCAGCAGAATCCTTGAACAGCGTCTCAATACCACCGATAGATTGTTGGAGTTTCGCCCCCTCGTCGATAGTAGATGAGAACGCCCCTTTAACTGCACCAGTTAAAGCGTTGACACCAGAAATCACAGCAGAGCTAATCAAGTTAGCGCCAAGAACGGACTTAAACGTACTTCCCATGCTATTAACGCTCTCACCCAATCCAAGCAACGAACTTTTCAAGGATTTAACCTCTGACTGTGCGCTTTTGCCATCCATATCAATTTGGATGACAACTTTTCCATCTGCCATGTTTTTCCTCCTTTCATCTATTCTTCAGGTAATGCGTATTCTTCTTGTAATTCACGCATTCTTTGCTTTTCTTTTGAACTTTCACCTTTCTGTGGCTTCCAAGCTCGTATTTTCATGACTTCGATTAGCTTCGTTCCGTCTGGCAAGCCAGACAACAAAGCGTTAAATTTCTGCCAATGCAATTTTCCTTGTTCTTCAATCAAATCAATGTTGTAAGCTTGCATAAACGATGAAAATATAAACTCACTATCGTATTTGAGTGAATACAAAGGCTTCTCATCGTCTGTACTGTCCTTTGGTTTCTTAGGAATGACGTTCCCCTCCAGGTCATAGCGTTCTACAGCATCGCTTGGTTTAACGCTCTTGATATGTTTCTCGAAAATTTCTGAATAGATATTCAAAGCTGTTTCAAAATCAAGGTGTCTAAACTCTGGATTATTAGTAAGCTTGACTAGTGCTAGCTGTGGCTTAATCTGTACAGGAAATCTGTCGTCAGACCACATTTCAAAAACTTTCAGGACGTTGTCAAACGATAAGAAAAGCCGGTACTCTTTTCCATTGAGCACCAGCCTATCATCCATTCTTTTGGAAATGTCAAACTTCACTCAGATAGAAACTGTTTGAAATATTCATCGTTTTGACGTTCTGCGTTGACTTCTCGAATTGCATTGCTAATTTGATAAAATACACGCAAGTAAGACAATGTATTCTCACCAACTGCTTTATACAGTTTTTGAGGTGTTTCAGCATCAAACATTGTTTCAAACAATTCATCTAATAGCGTTTTAACTTTCATTGCTGTTTCAAAGTCGCTTTCTGATGAATCGTCTGTAAGAGTTTTAGCTTTGTTTTGAATTTCAAGACCTTTCTCTTGAATGTATTTACTTTGTTCATCGCTTGGCAAGAATTCAAGACTGACATTTCCAATATTGAACACAATCGCATCTTGCTTCGCATCAAAATTATAAACTCGTGACATATTTCAAACCTTTCTATTCTGTAATAGCTTTCTCAATTGGCTTTTTAATCCATTTGAGTGTGCACTCGAATTCTTCGTAACTTGTCGCATCACCAGAACCAGCTTTAATGCCAGAAACATTAGCGATTTGAGTAAATGACTTCTTGCCGTTTGACTCAACTACACGATGCCATACACGGCGACCGTCCCCAATTTCATAACGAATAGAAGCAATAAGCGCTTGTGCTTTATCTTCTGCATCGTACGAGCCAGAAACAGAGTAAGAACCTGAAACGGATGTAACAGTTTCTTCTGTTGTACCATCGCCATCATAGTAACCTGTATCATCTGTTTCTTCGTCTGTATCATCATCGATAGTTTCGATGTATTTAGCCAATCGTAAGAACGCATCATCACCTGGTACAGTATCTGGTGTTTTTGGGTCAAACGGTGCAATAAAATGTTGTCGCTTCGCATTTTTTTGACGTGCCATAATATCCTCCTTAAATTTCCAATTTTGCTGTTAACTGCAAGGTGTAAACAAAGAAACCTTGCTCATCTCTTCCGTTGATACCAGGTTTTTCAACCGACAAAGACAAGAAAGTGTATGAATTGTCTGTACTTGGCAAATCAATGTCAAACGCTGATAATTCGCCGTTTAAAAACCAGATAATATCACTTGCTTTCTTGTTACTTTTGCTTTTGACTGCAATTTCAAACGGTAGACTTACTTCTCTCGTACCGTCCATAAATTCCTTGTCAATCGTTCCGCCTGGAATAGCGTTGATAACCAAATCGTCTTCATCCTCGTTGAAATAATCTAGTCTCGCTTTCAACGGTAATCTGTCAAAACTATTAATATGTTTTAAAAGTACTTCTTGAAAGTTTTTGTTATCTTGCATTTAAAAACCCATTCCTTTAGCAGCTACACGTTTCCACTTATCTGAATTAGCCTTTTGAGCTGTGTCATACCATAATTTGCCAGTACCTGGCGTTGTATAATGCTTAAATGTAACAATTCCGTTAGTGCCATAATATTGTGCTCGTGCATATACTGTATTCCATGAGACGTTGCTTCCATCAATAGCGATTTGACCGCTAGCACGTAAAGCTCCATCTTTCTTAGGAATATACTTGTCAGCATCTAAAAGCACTTGATTAGCTAATGCACGCTTCCCTTTTAGAATATTGTCGTTTGACACTTTCTTTTCAACACGGCTAATGTCAGTTTTAGTCCGAACAAAGAAACTCATTAGACCACTCCAATCTCATAGCTGAACAATTTTCCGTTCAGATAGTTTGGTTGAATGCTTTTAACAATGTAATCACGACTTCCGTCATTGATTGTTGCTTCAAGCCAACTATCATCCACATCTACTTTTGAGACAGCTGGATAAATGAAAACTATACCTGTTTTATCTTTAGTTTTAGAGTTATTCGTACCCTTGACCGAAACATACCTGTCAAATCTGACTGATTTAACGGTAAACGGTGCTGAATATGCTAAGTCTCCAAAATCATTTTTCTCTTGTACTTTTTGAACGTTAATAGTGTCTTGCAATAAGCGTTTATCTATCATAATCAACCCCCATCACAAGGCTGAATCCTGCTTGTTTAAGCACATTCTCGGCATCAAGCGATAAATTATATTGCTGACCGTCTGAACCGCCCACAGATGAGCCGTAATTGATTGAGGTACGTCCAATAGACACGCTTTGCATTGTTTTTTTGTCATCGGCTGTCATGATGCCTGAAATATCCAAGTAAGCAATCTGAAACGCCATCGCAAGTTTGACCGCTTGCTGACGATAATCAAAATCTTCTTCAAATTTGATATATCGTTGATAGATACCTTGTGTGTATAAGTTGATAGCGATTTCAGCACGTTTTGCTAACTTGTCGAAATTTTCAACATCATCAAAGCCAAGTTGAGTAAACTCTGTTTCAGTTAAATAAGCCATGATAACCTCCCTTAAAGGGTGCCGTCACCCTTATTCGTCTGTTTCAGTATCTGTTTTTGCTTTCTTGCGGGTGCGTTTAGGTTTTTCTTCCTGTCCCTCTGATTCTTCAACCACTTTTTCTTGTTTTGGTTCTTCCACAACCTCTTT